TTACCGCCGCTTACTTCTGTTTTAGACGCAGGAGTCAGTTTACTCTCAAAATCTTTACGCCCTGTAGAAGATTCGTATTGAGTTTTTAATGAGCTTAATTGACCGCCCATTAACTGCTTAAATCGTTTAATGGTGCTTTGCAACTGCGCAGGGCTATTAGACATAGCAATAGCATCGCGTATTTCTTCGCGGTCTTTCAAAGCCATGCTGCTGCCCGCTACGGCTTTAGCAACTTCACCGCCGATGATTGATTTAGTGCCTTCAAAATCTGTAGGCGCGGGTACGCCGGTTTCTTTCGCAAATCGATTTCCAATTACGTTAAATACGCGAGTGTCGCCGTTTTCTAACGCAGTAGCCATTTCACTTAAAGTACCTAAATGGTGGATAGCTGTGTTAAAGGCTCTAACTGAGTCACCTTGTTTGCCGGTGCTAAAGTCTTTTACCGCTTTAAGTTGCGCCGCAGTATTTTGTTTGGCTTCCACAATGTTGTCTGCGCGTTGTTCGGCGTTAGGCGCGTTTTCGCCTTGCATTGCCAAGTTAGTCGCAAGGTTAATAATTTGTTGTTTTACTTCCGCAGCTTTTTTACCTAAACCTAACGGTGGCAATTGACCTGTTCTGTTGTATACCTGCGCAACAGTAGCCATAGCATCTGGCGATAAAGAAATGCCCGCTTCAGATTCGCGTTTTAACCGATCTGCGGCGATATTTACGTGCGATTGGCCTTGGCGCTCCATAACACGTTCGTGTTCGGTAGTACCTTTAATTTGCGAAGACAACTCTTGTTTAAATGTTGGGGACATTGGGTTCATGTCAATTACGACTGAACGGTTATGCAAATCCATTACTTGTGGCTTAGGCTGCCGCGACTCTTGAAACTTTGTGATGCCTAGTTTTGATTGCTCAATCAACTGGGGCAAAGTTCCGGTTTGAATAGCTTTATTGATCGTAGCAAAAGCTGTTTGTTGGTCGGCGCCGCGCTCTTGCAATACTGGCCCAAGAATAGGGTCTGCATGATTTGCGTTATGCCACGCCAAATATTGCTTAGCTGCATCTGGCGAGTTGGGGTCAATCTGGTCAAGAAAGTCGCGGGACTGTTTTAACCGTTGGTCAACAAGTTCACCACGAATTTTTTTGCCTTCTAAATCCATTTTTTGCGCTTCGTGCTGAGATTTAACAATCCCAGGTATTTGCGCGCCTTGCCCGCCCGCAGCTAAATTACGTTTTAAAGTTTCGTAATCTAATTCACCCGTGGGGGTAACTGATTGTTTATAAGCATTCGCCAAAGCATTTTGTTGCTCAATCTCGCGTTGAGCAGCTTGCATTTGCATATCGCGCAATTGATTTGCTTGTTGAGCGCCTTGCAATTGATACATACCCGCCATCTGATTGACCGGCGATTCAATTTGAATAGGCTTATAGCCTAATGCAATGTTCGAATCAATTTGCGCCATATTAGCCTCCTGCGCCAGGGTATTGTTGCTGGCCAAAAGAATTCATACCCGCAGTATTGGCGTTATACGCCGCGTTATTTGCGCCCATGTTATTAAACGCGTTTAACATATTTTGATTTTGGTTGTAATTTAAATACTGACCCATGCCGTTAGAAATAGCGTTTGCGCCGCCAATATAACTAGACGCTCTAGCATTACCCGCACCAACTGACAAATCCGCCAAATTAGAGCCAAGCTGACCCGCTGCGTTAGTCAACGTGTTTGCAGATGTTTGGCCTACGCCAGCCAATGATTGCAGTGGGCCTAAACGTGCTTGGCGTTCAGCTTGATAGCGATTAAAAGCGTTTTGATATTCTTGCGATGCAGCGTTTTGACCATACTCAGTAACGCCGCGCAACTGATTGCCGCTCAACAAACCCCCGCGTGCAGCAGCACTGCGGTCAAGAGCTTTAATACCTTCGTTAACTCTAAACGCATACCCTGGGTCTTGTTGAAATTGTTCTGCACCAAACGGGGTATAATTTGACGCCAACGGAATCAGTTGGTTAAGCGCGTTTTCGCCCGCCTTACGCCACGGCGCTTGCAGCTCGACTTGCTTATCAAACTGTCGCTGTTGTTGGTTAGCCGCAGTATTTGCAGCTTGAATTTGCGCATTAGCAGCGTTATTGGCGCTAACCCCGCCTATAACGGCGCTGGTGGCTATGGCGGCGGCTACCCAAGTCATGTGGTTACTCCTTCAATCTGTATAGTTTTGACCTGATTATGTGCGTCAAATAGCGCAGTAGTATCGGGTTCAATTAGCTCAGCTTCAATCTCGTCAAGATCGGTTTTATCTGTGCGGTGTATCGTAACGCCTATCGCATCCGTTACCGCCAACGTCACTCGTTTAGTGCCAGGTTTAGATTCAACTACATCGCCTGCACGTAAAGTAATCATACCTTTTTCAGTCCACGCAACAATTTCGCCCGCAGCACATAGAAAGAAATGCGGCTCTTTATGCACTTTACCTACAATCAACGTGCCCGCAGGACGGAACACTTTACGCATGTACATGCCTGGCGAAAAATGATGCTCAGTAGTTAGCTCAGCCTGCGGCATTTTGACCATTTCATTTTGAAGTTGGTCAATTTGATCACGGCTAGGAACAAAATTTTCAGTAATCTCGTTCACACCACCACCCATCTAGAGCCTGAAGATACGGTTACTGTTACGCCGCTGGCGACAGCCACTACGCCCGCTGACATGCCCGAATTACCTGCGGCAATTGTGTAGTTTGTCGATATGGTCAAACTGTTAACAAAGATGCCGTTACTTGCAACCAATTGTGGAGATGTTAACTCTCCAGTGCTAGGTTTGTACAGCAGTTTTGCGTTGCCGGTATAGATCGTTGAGACCGACCCCGTTGTGGCCGCCGCAAAGGTTGGGTACAGGTTTGTAGCTGTTGTCGTATCGTTGCTAATAGCAATCGTATTGGTCGCCGTGGCCGCCCATTTAACGCCGGTAGCCGTAGTCGAATCCGCTTGCAAAACCAAACCATCAGCGCCCACAGCTTGCCGCACATTATCTGTGCCGTTGTTTAATATTAAATCGCCTTTAGTTGTTGTAGGCGATAAGGCGTTAAATGCTGGTGTTTTGGTCGTCTGGCCAGTGCCGCCGTTGGCAATCGCTACCGTGCCGGTCACATTGGCGGCATTGCCGCTAATGTTGCCTGATATCTTGGCTCCCGCTAACGAAGTAATCCAAGCAGGGTCACTATATGAGCCTGACGTATAGACGCCATTGGTAACCGTGCCAGAGTTGCCGGTAATGTCGATAGCCCACGTGCCGAACGCGCCCGTGCCCGTTGGGCTAGGGATATCTGTGCCAATCACCAAACCAAGGTTTGTGCGGGCGTCTGACGCTGTAGTGCCCGCTGTGCCGCCGTTAGCAATTGGCAACGCGGTGCCGGAATAGGTAATTGCTAGCGTGCCGGAGCTAATAATCGGGCTGCCTGTTACCGACAAGAATGACGGCACCGAAGCAGCAACGCTAGTAACGGTTCCCGCGTTGCTGGTATACCCATTAGGATTTGATGCGGGGTACGCACCAAGGTTAGTTAGCGCAGCAGCCGATGTGGTTGCCCCAGTGCCCCCATTGTTAACGTCTAATGTGCCGGATAGGGTAATGGTGCCAGAAGTCGTTATGGGGCCGCCAGAGGCCGATAAACCCGTTGCGCCGCCCGATACATTGACCGATGTGACTGTGCCAGACCCGCCCCCACCGCCGCCTTCATTAACCTTATTAAGCAGGTTTAGAAAAAAGCGGTACCAATCCCGCGTGACGATGCCGTTCGTCGGGTCGGATATGTTCGACTGATTCTTGGGTAATTGGGGGAGGTTATCGGTATTAGGCATTGGTCGCCGACACGTCTAGCTGGGCGTCCATGATCGATATCTTGACCGGATCAGTGCCCGATACTTCATAAACACGGTCGCGCAGCTTTAGCGTCATGCCAAGACGGCGCCAGAATGCGCGGAAGCCATACGCGCCTATTTTGCCAATGCTTGCCCAATGCTCGTTTGACCAAGTATGGCCGCCGTCATCCGACCAACGCAAAATAACTTTGGGGTCACTGCCTTGCCCGCTGTTCAAGCCTACGCCGGTTTCGCAATCAAGTTGCAAAGCATGTTGGGCGGTACGCTTTAAATTGTTTGTGCCTTGCGGCAAAGCCCGCCATGATCGCAGCCATTTCTGGGGAAAGTCACCGTCAGCAAACACGTCCAGATCATAAGCGTAGATGTTGCCGTTTTGGAAGTCGCCCACAATAATTTCATTGTTAAAAAACATCTGGCAATTGGCGCGGTGGCGGATAAATTGACCGTTGGCAAAACCGGCACGTTCATGCCAAGCCTGCGTCGCGCCATCAAACACCCAGGTCTTTTGGGCGGTAGGGAATGTCAGCACATAAAACGAATGGCCGTCTTGCTGGTACGTAAAGCCAATAGCATCTGAAATGGTGCCATAACTTTGAATGGCGTATTCAACTGCGTGAGTAGAAATGCGTTGGCCAGCATAGCCATTAGCACGAAACACAATGCCTTGGCCACGGGCGTCTGCGCCCAACCAGAAAATTGAGTTATCCATTTTGGCTACAGAGTAAGTAGCCGCACAGCCAAACTCGTTAACCGCGCCTTGAACACGAGCCAAAGGAAACGGCGTGGTGGCTGCGTCATACCAAACTTCAACAGATTGTGTGCCAAAAAGCCACACTTCGCGGTGGTCAACAAACAGCGACACCAAATTGTCTGGCATACCTTCGGCGCTAGCAAAACTTAGCGGGTCAATCTGGGTTCCGTCCAACAGCTNGGAAGTCCAGAATCGCTGAGAATTAGGTTCTTGAAATACAAAATAGCCGTCCAGATAACCAACGGTTACCGCGCCAGGAAAGTCTACGTCTGTAATTTTGGCGTAAGCTTGGGTGCTGGCGTCGTAAATGTAGCCGTCAGGATTAGCCGCGATAAACAGTTGCGTGCCATTATCGACCATCGATACAGGGCCAGAACCTGACACCGCGCCAATAGAAGTTACATTCCAATTGGAGTCGATGCGGTACAAACGGGCGCCAGATACAGCGTAGCCGTAATTGCCGTACTGCCACAGCCCCCGAATCGGGCCAGTGCCTACCGTAGCTAGCTTACGCAGCCCTGGGGCGCGGTTAAGGAAGCCCGCCTCTTTACCTTCCGGTGAAGGTGTAGCTTCTGGGAACAGATTGACCATACGGGCATTCGCAGCATTGATGCTGCGCGCCACATACGACTGACCGAGGATTGGGGTATCCAATTAGTAGTTACCGGCGTAAATGTTAAACCGCTGACGAGTAGCCACCAGAGCATATGGCAGGCTCATAATATCGTCAGGATTATTGATGCGTTTCAAGTTGCGCTTAGACGTCATAGCAATGCGCTTGACCTGCTGCGAAGGCTCAACGCCAAACTCCGGCGCGATTTCCATCGCCAGATTGTATTTAAACGCCCGTAGATAGCCTGGCGGGAAAAACAATTCAGTATTCAGCGTGGCCGGACGATCTAACTCTTGTACCGACACAAAGTGCCATTCCAGTTCACGGGTAGGCTTTGGGTAGATAGTCAGCGATACGTCAGGAAAGCCCATGTTAACCCACATGACTTGCGGGTATGTGGATGTCACTGTTTTAACCGCAATACCGTCATATTGCTGCTGATTGATCAGCTTAATGCCAAACGATACATTGGTGCTAGGGTCGCGGAAATAGGTCGCGTCGTCCATCAGAATAGGACGATTGCCGACAAAATCGCCCGATGGGCCAAGCGTGCGAGTTATCTCGTTAGGCGGCCACAGAAAAATTTGGTCTTGAGTGACAAAGGTAGATAGGCGCTCGGTATTCCACGAATCAATCATTTGATTCATAGCGTCAAGCGAATCTATTGCGGCTTGGGCAGACGGTTCTTCGCCTTCAGCCAGTTGGCCAATTAGCCGAAGCGCAGCTTTAATCTGGTCAAAAGCGGTTGCCATTCAATGCTCCTTAAGCTGCCAATCCTACCGGAGGACGGCCACGTCGACGTTTAACTTCCAACTCATTAGTTGGCGCCGCTTCTTCAAGAGCCGAAGGCGTGTCGTGAGTATACCTCACCCAACCGTTTTCTTCATCTGCCACAGCTTCTAATTCCATTGTGGCGACTTTGGTACCATGAATTTCATGTTTTAGGTATATGGGCATGGGTAAACGGGGCCGAAGCCCCGCCTAAATTACTGACAGTGAATAATAGCAAAGTTAATAACGACTGCTTCAGACAATGTACCGCCTGAAATATTGCGCAGAGTAATGCTAACTGTGCCTGTGCCTACACTGCTAGCAAATACGTTATACGAACCCGCAGTGGCTTGACCGCCCGCGATAGTTAGAATAACGGTATCGTTAGAGCTAAGGTAAGAATTGTTCAACGTAAACGTAGCATTAGTGGCGGTGGCCAATGATGCGTTGTTCATTGTAATAATGCCCGCTGAAGTATTCAGCGTTACTGCGGTTGATTTGCTAGTTGCTTGAGTTACCGAACCTTGAGCCGAAACAGTGTAGCCCAGAACACTGTTTACCAACACAGTATCTGCACCAATAATATCTTGGTCAAGAAAGGCAACACCAATAGCTTTTGTATTTGCCATGATTTTTCCTTTTAAAAATGGGGGCCGAAGCCCCCATCTATTACGCTACGCGATATAAAGTCCAAGCGCCGTCGCCGGTTTTACGGGCGCGGAATGTTTGAGCAGTGCCAGCGGTAGCCGCAACAGTAGCCAAGCCAACCAGAGTCCAGCCAGTACCTGCGACCAGCGTGATCACGCCAGAACCAGAACCGTCAATGTTGATGACAGCCATGTCAAACGATACGCCAGGTTTAGTAGCGGCTGGCATTGCTGCCTCAAGATCTGACACGGTAGGCAGAGTATAGCTAGCTGCCGATGAGCCTGGGCTGCCTAGCAGAATGCCGTTAAGCACTTGTGCAGCAGTCAGAGTTGCAGTTACAGTTGCAGTCGCAGGGACTGGAATGACGGTAAAGTCAACTTCATTGAGGTTGCCATCACCGATTTGATAGCCGCCGGAACCATTTGGGAGTGCCATAATAAATATCCTTAAAAAAAGTTTTAAAAAGAGGGCCGAAGCCCTCCTTCAGCTTAGCCCCAAAGGCGGCAAGCCATTTGTGGACGAATCGTGCTGTAGCCGTACAGAACGTCGATACGGCAAGGCATACGGTCGTTGTTGATGTCGTACTGACGAACGACACGCAGCGAAATACCGTTGTGGACTTGGCGGGAAGCCATGTCGACGCCTTGTGGCAGCAGCAAGTCAGCAGTTGCAAAAGTGATCGCATCTTTGTGATAGACCAGATTTTGCGCGTACTGAGTAGCAGCCGAACCCAGCATGGTCACAACAGCGCCAGCTTGTGGGAATGCATCGATAGTAGCCAGAGCGTTGTCAGCAGTGTACATAGCTGGGGAAACGGTCAGGGTAGCAGTCGAAGAACCGGCGCCAACAGCAGTCACTACGAACTGTTGCAGGGAACCAGTCGATTCACGAGTTTGTGGGTTGACAGCGTTAACGCCAGCAACGGTAAACACGTCGCCGATGTTCCAAGTCT